GACATGATACTCATCAATCAGTTTCATATAAGCATCATGAACATACTGATTCACATCTTCGAAGATCTTTGTCGCGTCCTGATCTTCAGAAACACTTTGCGGCATAATGCATGGATCTTGCACATAGCAATATCGCTGACTCCGCTGTGTGAAGTTGAAAGTGCGATGTCTCACAAGCTGATGACTACACACCCGACTGATGCCCCAAATGGCAAAAGTAAAATGTGCATGCTCCAACACAGACATATGCCCCGAAGCCACGATGGATCCAAGCCGTCGTTCGATTTCTTCGGTGGTGAGATTGACACTGATAGATTCGGGATCCTCGTTGCTGTAACAGAGCTTGTGTGCGGTGGCAACAACACGATCGGGATCAGCAGTGTGGCTCAGCAGACTGCACTTCATCATAGTCATTCACACTCCAATCAGGCAAAATGAGATTGGTGTCGGCAAATACCATATCCGTCCAGTCGGAACGAAATGCAATAATCTGTACTCCCGACTGATTGATACATCCGCGTGTGATACACCACCCCACATGTTTCGGGGTGGTTACACTGTTCAGATCCATATACACAAACTTGCCCGCGACAGATAAACGAGCATCCTCATTGAGTGATGTGGGCCACACCATGAGCACATACGTCCGAGAATTATCCGTGGGAAGCGAACTGATATAGGACTGCATCTCCGCTTCTGAAGTGATCACTTTAGTTGTGTTGATGAATGACCCATCCAACATGCACCGGTTTGAATATGGTCGCTCATTTGTGGGTACAAAATCAAACTCATAGGACATCTCGATGGTGGCGGTTATGTCCAAGGTTTGTGGCACTACATATGTGGTGGCGTGTACACAAAGTGGCAAGGACACCAGTATGTCTCCCCTTTCATTAGATGAGCTCGTCCGTGGATTGCTGGAATGTTGGTATCACGGGAGGCGAAACCGAAGTTTGTTCCTCGTGTTCCGCATAAGCTGCGGCGGGTGGTACCAATTTTGTACTTGGTATGATCGTTCCATCATGTGATTGTTTAATTGGTGAAATGGGCGCGGCCCACTGATTCGTTGTGGGCATACTCCTCATGGCATTGTTTGTGGTCAACCGATATGTCGAAACGGACTGATCAAGTTGACTTGTACATCTCATCTTCTGCTCATTATACTTTGCCATAAATTGAGACACCATATATCGACACATCTGATAGGCTTCTCCACCAATCAGATGTTCGGCGTACATATACTCCACCAGCATGGCATACGTCTCTGTGGCATATTTCGCCGACTCAAGCGCTTCCTCAAACGAGTCCGTGATCATATACATACCATAGACAATGTGGAGCTCAAAGGTCAAATCGCTCACACCGTCGCGGTTCTTTGTGACATATGATGCAACCTGTGCAATCTTTGGTACCCCAAGTCGCATGGTGATGATATCCGAGGACCGTAACATATTCTGCATCACCGCATTGAATTGTCGCTCGGTGGATTTGAACGACGCATCATCCCCCGAAGAGATGAGCTGGTTAAAGATCGATCGACGCTGCGAATAAAGCACATGTTGATGCATCTTGAATTCTTTGTACTGGGTTTCGAGATCCAAATCATCATCACTCTTGAACGCCAGGGAAATATAGGTGTCAGTATTGTACTCTTTGTGGATGGATCCAGAAGTCGCTCCGCCCTTCAGAACCTTCTGATCCCCTTTGTTGGCTTCTCGATTCACCTGTGTGACACAAATGACTCGATTCTGCTCGATTTGTTTTGAAAGAGTTTTCAGGTTATCAATGATTGTTCCAAGTTCGAGCCAATTCTGATCAGTGTGCGCTTTTGATCCCGTATCGATGGCACGCATCTTGTCTGGGTAATCCACAAACGTCGCCATCACATCATAGCCCATGCGTTCATATTTCTTTGAAAGCAGAAACAAGTTATATGATGTGATTGTCATCGGTGGCTGCCAAACCACTTTCAGTTCCGCATTGGCGCCATCGTGCAACATAAACTGGATGAGGGAGCACATGTTGATGATTCGAGTAGCGAGCTTCTCTTCCATATGTGGTGGCAGATCCGTTCGTGTCAGTTTGAACCCCTTTGTAGTAAGGATCTCCGCCAACCGATGATCTCGGCCAAGCAATGTCCAGATGATGTTGGGCATCAAACCCATCCGGCAGAGGATACGTTTGATGGTTTCGGTCTTCATATTTTCAAGTGTCACATAGAGAATGAGTTTCTTTCGTTTGGGTGCGGCATCCCGAGTTTGTTGAACATACTTCTTTAATGTTGAAAGAATCATATCAAAGGCCGCATCGTTCTGCAGGATATCGATCTCCGAGAAGTACATGCCATTCAACGTCTTGAGCATGCCATACGCCACATTGATAAGCATGGTGGATTTGCCACTACCCGTTTTCCCTGCAAACATGGTGACACGAGCTTTGTCAAACCCACCACCAAGTACCGCATCAATGATATTGATCCCACATTTGAGTCGGTCCTTGTCATCAGCAATGATCTCCTTGAAGAACGATCCGTGAAGTGCATCACTGAGCGACCCCTCATCATCCCGCACATCAACAATATTCGAAAGACTTGCTGAGGCATCATTCACCACTCGAGAGAACTTTGTCACAAAATCATCGAGTGTGGTACATGTCATGGCTCCTGTTTCAAGAAACGATGTATACGATTCAATCTGTTCAAGCACATCAACCACAGCGATTTTGTTTTCGATGAAGACTTGTGTGTCCTCAATCTGTTTCGAATCAATGGTTGTGGATTCAATGAACGATTGAATCTTTGTAGCCATACTGGGATCCGCTTCCACAAACATCTTGAACTGCGATGATGCCAACGTCTTCCGAAATTCCGCATAAACTTCGTTGGGTGTGATCGAACGCTGTGTAGCCATATACCCCGCGGAGATGGTGTGAATCGTTTGGATCAGTGCACGATCCACAGCATCTAGGGAAACGATCTCACCAAACCGATTCTCATACTGTGCATATTTCTTACACAGACTCGCAAATGTTAACACTACGTCAGTAATGCGACCCGACGCCTCGGGATCAACACACTTCCCAAAAACAATTCGCGATACCGACTCGATGAGTTTCGAGTCGAAGAATGATCGATCTCCCGATATAAATCGCCTGATCTGTTCCGAGGTAATCGAATCTAGATATGTCTCTCCCATCGTCTCCAACAACTCCTCACGATGTGATGCCTAGGTGGTGATCACATGGCGGACATCATATCGGTATTCAGCGACGTAAACTTTGCCATGGTGGTATCCACAACATGCTCCGTGGGTTTCGATGGTTGCCCAGTGGTCATGAGGGTTTTATACTCGACAAAAGAACGCATCAAAGAGTTGAGTGTCATTTTCTGGAATCTTGCAAAGTCCTTGGGCATGGCACCCAGTTGTTTGAGGATGCTGATGCTCATGTCCACCAGATCCCTCATATCATCCTGGAGTACACAAAGTTTGTTCCGTCGGAAGTGATCAAGCATCACATGGAACACATGAGCGTATGCTGAGAACTCATATGCACACATGGAGCACAGGAAGCCCGCGGTCCATCGATTGTTCTCATCGAACCACGTGGATGGATCCGCCAGATAGGATTCATCTGTCCCCACGGAAGTCCGAACCGTGTTAAGGATGTCGGCAATATAATCCCGATTGTATCGATTCGTGTTGTACTTCATAATTTCAGAATATCCAAAGGAAACAGGTACCACGGCCTGGGTATCGGGATCGATGTGATGCACAATCCCACTCTTCGTGGCCAGATAGATTGATGTGGTAGAATCGAATGTCAGCTTCAGATTGAAGTTGTGATACTCGTTGAACACAATCATCCAGCAGAACAGCAGGAAGTCAAACATGCTGCTCACACCCAGCACATGATAGCACACTTCTCCACCCGACCGAAGATATTGATACTCATGGGGAATGATTTCAAACAGTGGGATCATATACGGTCGGATCCACAATGAGAAGTCGTTCATATTGATAGGCACTAAACCACCCATGGCCCATTTGTGCGAATCGAGCTGGGAAGCGATATTGTTGTCCTTGAGGAAGGATCGGAAGACTCGAAACGAGATAGGGGAGTTTGCTTGGTAGATAAAGAAGAGTTGTCGATGTCGACCATTTGACACAGTGCGTTCCATGAGCTTGGTGTGAAACATGTCCATGTATGTCCGAGACTCCGAAGGCGTGATGCCAAACACCGGCGGAATGTCCAGATAGAAATATGATGTGTTTGGAAACGTTTGATCGGACTCGGCAATGAACCGTGTGTAGATGTCGATGAGGTTGGGAAGCGCCACATTGATGGAATCCCGCAGTCGTCCACCTACAATCTGGAACCCACCGCTGTCTATGAACATATGCTTCTCCGCGGGCATCCGAGATCGGATATCTGTAAGAAGCTCCACGGCCTTGGTGTGCAACGAATCCTTCTTTTTGATCAAACTCGGTTTGATGACAAAGGACCCATAACACTCCAGGATGTTGTGAATGCGCTGACTGATAGGATCCTCAAATCGATCATGCTTCGGAAGATTATTCCAGCCACTGAGTGAGTCCATACGATTCAGGTATGTGACGATACCCGCGGAGACAATACCCGAACTCGGTGTGCTTGGATACGTTGTAGCCACAGATGTCCCTCCTTCGAGAACGGCACATTCCCCATGGGAGGAGCCGCATCCCTCCCATGGGGATATGATGTTGGATCACAGAGCGATGGTGTCGTTGTGAACGATATGCAGTCGACTCGACATACGACATCCATGGGTGCGGACAAGAGCCATACAATGCGGCATCGCATCATTGATCTCATTGACGGTGGTTCCCATGGGCATAACAATGTTGTTAATGGTGGGAAGCTCGGGAAGCGCACTCTGAATCATACACACCGTCCGCGTCACCGTTTCCGCCATCTCACTCGACACCACATGCTTGAATGTCAGGATCCTATGGACATACTCGGGATCCGCATTGTACTTGATGAGCTGCATCGCGTTGGCGAGATTCTTATACTCCTGTTGCGCAAAGGTTTTCGGGCTACACGAAATGGTGTACACATGGCTCGGATATCGTCGGAGATTCGATTCCAGAAACATATAGAGCTGAAACAGATTCAGTCCATTCGTTTCAACATTGCAAATCGAGTCACGCCGAGAGTACATGGACCACTGCGTGATGAATGCCATGAGCTCAGTGGGGTACATCATCGGCTCCCCACCTGTAAGCATAACGTTCGTTGTGGGAATGATGCTGTTCTTTGGCTGGTTGTCGATGAACTCAATATAGTCCGAGAACCGAAACGGTACACCCTTCTTGTCCATCTTTTCTTTTGTGTCACAGAAATCGCAATGCAGATTACAATTCCGCACTCTGATGAGTGTCATGGGAACACCCATGTGGATACCTTCCCCCTGAACGGTGTATCCAGTTTCAAGCACATCCAAGGCAATCTGTGTGATAGACATTATTATGCTCCTCCCTCTCACATACAAATACGAATCGAAGTACTGACCTTTTTCGCGGACGTCTTCTTTGAAGATGTTCTCGGTGTGGACCCATTAGTTTGATCCCACGAGAGCAACGAGTTCATTGTGGACTGTGTACTACCGGGTACCGACATGTGAACAACATTGAATATTTTTTCCGCCCGTTTCTGAAGGAAGTTGGCTAACATATAGGCTCGATCCACAGTAAAGATGTTTGTATCAAGGTGCTCGGTTTCTTGGGGAATGACCACCACAGATCCATCGAGTTCAGTCATCCGTTGGAGCCATGGATAGTTGGGGTACTTCGCTTTGGCCTGATCCAACAGAATCATGACATTGGTCCCAAACGCATCAAAGTTGATATGTTTGATGTAGAAAAGATACCCCTTCGATCCTGCTCGGAACTCGTACCCATACAACAACGAATACAACAACATCCCCTTGAGTGTGGCCTGTGCGGTGGTGAACTCTTCGAACTCCTGAGACACAGAAACCGGTCGTGCAGCCAAAACACTACCCTCCGCAAGCAACCGATCATACTCAGTATAGTACTTGTTGTAGATGGCCGCAAGTCCCGCTTGAGAACTGGCGATCTGTGTGGGATCATAGGAGTCGAGCAGATAATTGATCAGGTCCGAGAGTGCTCCCCGAATCGCCCGAGGTGTATCGGACTTCTGGGCTTCGTGTCCCTTGATAACACGTTCGTTCACCGCAACGCCTTTATCCATAATCGCTCGATACGCATATTGTTTCTTTACATTGAAGAATATCGACGTGGCCATAACGATTTCTTGTTTGAAGTTAAAATTATGATCCTTCATCGAATCTTCAGGATCGATGCCCTTGCGTTTCAAAAGCTCGATGACAATATACTTGTTGATGTAATCACCGATGCATCCGATGATTTCCCAAGCCTTCTGAAACTTCTCGGATTTGTCCACAACGTTTGGATACACTGCTTCTACCGCGGGCATTATATTAATAAACAATGAGTCGGTGTTGTGAACAAGAATGCCATTGGCGAAAAATGTATGTGTGCCTTCAACTTCGATATCATACACATACTCATCTGTTCTTGTGCTTTCGGTGATACTTGATGGCAGCCTGTACAACATATGTTGATCGTCGGTGTATGTGATCAACTTACGATCGGATGTTGTATCTAATGGCGCTCCACACACATCCGCATTTGTCTTTGTGTCCCTCCAGATCAACGAGTGATCTTCTGTGACAACAACCTTCCAATTAGATGTGATATTGACATCAAACAATCGTTTAGACCCTCTCGCATGCCTCATAACATATGGAACTTTACGGAAATCGAGATTGTCGTCATCAACTTTCGTAAGAGCGTACACATCCTCTAGGAAGCAATACTCTTTGCCGTCGGTCGACATTTGATCAACATGTGTAAACAAACTGTTGATTGGAATACGATGAACTGTATTGTCTGCACGTTTGATTACAATCGTTGTATCACCCACAACACTGTCGCCGTATATTACATATTTTCTTTGGGCAATGTCTGCAAGCGCTTCAATAGATGGTACACTCAATTCAAACACATCATATGGGATGTCAAGTCGTTTCTCGTCAATGATCTTCTGAATATATCTTGAAGCAAAATGTGCACTGAGTCGAATGAGTTCTCGCCCAGCTCCAGTAATCGCTGCTGCGGTAGTTTTATCCGACAATCGATACACCGAGGTCCCCATGACACCATAGATGCTGTTGGCCAGCTGTTTGTAGGCATATTGGAGCACTTCATATCGATCGGACAAATAGGAGTTCTGTGCTTGCTTGGCATCCCGCAACAGTTTCCGATAATGAGCACGCTGTCCGATGAGGTACATCAGGATCTCCGAGATGATCGAAGATCGTTTCTCGGGCTTCATATAGATCATGCCCTCGGCAATGAGGATCTTGTCCGTCAGATACTCCTTCAATGCCAACGCATTGGTTTCCACCGTCTGTCCGATGGGATTCTTGAATGTGAATGTTTCTGGAAGAGCCGACGGATTGTACAGATATGCCGTGGCATGCTCGGGAGAGATGGATCCCACATATGTGTCACACAGCATGTTGTACCGAATCATGATGGTGGGATACAGCGATGTGGCGTCAAGATCCACGGCACCTTCATAGAGGCCCGGCTGTGGTTCGAGCACCGACGCACCTTCATAACTATCAGATTCGGAGGCATGTGGAATATCATCTTCCAATCCACGAGCAGCGGCTTCCACGGGTCGAATCTTTTGTATTGCCGCCAATCCCCGGCTCAATGTGAACTGATAGACGATGCCATCGATGAGTCGAATCTTTGAAAAGATGTCCGACCATCCGATATTGCAAATGCGACAGAGTTCCACATTGAAGGTGATGTAGTTGAGTTTGCACTCCAGTTCATAGACTCGGAGAACGTCCACGATGTTATAATGCACATAGGCATTCAGATGCTGATGGTACATGATATCATGATCATATTCGAGAACGTCCTTCTTCTTATCCGCACCGAGTTCGATCTCTGTAATATAATCCAGTCGATATGTTTCCTTCTTCTTGAGAATCTGATATTTATAGAGCACCAGATAGTCAAGGATGGCAATCCCGTCGCACACCACAAAGGTCAGCAACCGCTTGTCGCGTTTCGAGTTGATGAACGAGAACTTACCATACTTGTTCCCAAGGATGATGCCCAGTGTCTCGGCCCGTTTGACAAGGAACGTCATATCAAACGATTCCACATTCCACCCTGTAATGAGGTCGGGATCCAAATCGATGAGTTTCTTTTGAAGCCACTGAATCGCCTCATAATCAGTTTCGACTCGTTCGATGTGTACGGGGAACTCCATCGTGTTTTTGTTGATTGTTGTAGTGATGGGTTCGATGGATATATTCTGTCCACGATTCTCGTTGGAGTTCACCACAACAACATAGAACGCTTTGTCATATGTGTCAAAGAATGATGCAAGTCGAAGCTTCGCTTGAACGTTGGTCGATTCGCTGGTCACCCGAATAGCATCCTTCTCAGTTTCAATATCGAGATACCAGATGCGTGGCTGAATGGACTCGTCCTCCACATATTCGTACTTCGTTTTGAGTTGTGTCAACGCATATGTGGAAAGGTTGTAGTCGCTGTTATAACAAGCCATCGCATTCGATACATGTTGCCGCTGCATGTTCCGAAGTTTATCGAAGGCCACACATTGTGGTACCAAATTGCTGATGGGTTCGATGGCATTGAGTTGAGATGCCCAGTCGCCAGGTTTGCTTGTGTAGTACTCCACCATGGG